TCGCCGGCGTGGGTGACGAAATCCTCAAACGCATCCGGCAACCCTTCAACGTAATTTGTACCCTCGAAATCGGCGAGTGTATAAGTGCGACCGTTTAGTGTGACCGGATATGCCATGTTGCGTTTCCTCTTAAATTAGTTCCTCAACCTCAATCATTCGACCATAATAGGTGAGAGCCGAATTTGTGATCGGTTGGGTTTGCCTGATCCTACCATAAATGTTTTGCGTGATCCATGTTGATGATTTGGCCGGTTGCGGAATAACCAAAATATCCTTGGAAATACCGCGCAAGCGATCGATCTGGTTGAACACGTTGCCGAAAATTTCGTTCTCCGGTAAGTTAATCAATTCAAATCTCATAACTCGATAACGCTCAACCTCATCAACAAAAGTTTGACCACCGCGCGATTTTGTGACCCGCGATTCATCCACAAACTCGAATTGAACGCCGTTGGCATAATTGACCGATGGTTTGTATGATGGCCCCGCAATCAATCGACCCGCTTGCAAATATCCATCGGCGTTCGATGCGTCCGAAATATCGATCCGCAAATAACGCGCTTGAACCGCTGAATCCAAAACATCGAATGATGAAACCGTATATTCCGCCGCGACCTCGGGGTTCAATCGACCACCCCATTGAAACACGCCCCACGGCAACGTTCCAAATTCCTCGACGATCGGCCAGGCATCGATTGTGCCGGAATCATAGACTGTTGTTGAGAAATCAGACACCGCCGATAAACGCCACCGGATCGTTCCGGTTTGCGAGATATTATGCCGGATTAACGCCATGAAATCGACGATGCGTTGCTGGCCGAAATCAACGTCGATCTGCGCCGATGTTTGTGCGTTGCGCCAAATCTTAACGATCTGTTGATCTTGCAAGTTCGAGGCCGGTAATGTCGCAACCTCATCATCAACCGTCAGTGTTCCGCTGTCGGAATAATTCGTTGATGAAATTATCATATTGTTTGACATTGCTTAACCCCACAACTCCAATTCGACCTCGTTGTTCGCCGCATCCTCAACGATTGAGATCACGCGAAACAATTTGCCACTGTCGAGATTATAGCGATTAAACGTGATTTTTACCACATCATTCAATTTCAATGTATAAGGTTGGGTCTTTACCAGGATTCGATAAAAATCTCGCTGCGTTTTATATATGTTCAACAACCTGGTCGCCTCGGTCGATGCCGCCGATGATCCGGCAAAGAGGCCATTCACGATCAACGCCGTTGAATTTGGATAAGGTGTTTGAACCGCCGTGTCGGTGGCGATCTCGACAATGGCATCGCGCACCAAATAATCGCGTTGCGCCGTTGTGATCGAGGCATCGAAATCCGACTCACTCATCACTCGATAATTCTTTTTATAATCAACCCGCGCCTGGTAATTCGGAACCGCCGAGGCGAGGCGGGTGATCTCGATGATATTGGTGTCATCAAACTCGGCATCGGCCGCGCCTGTTGGCAACTCAACTCGGCCAACCTGGAATTTGCCATCACGATCGAACCCATAAAACCCGCCAACCGTGTTGATGATCCGATCGAGAACGTTTGCAACCGTTGTCATGTTGCGATCATAAATGCCCAGGGTTGACGAATTAGCGGTGTTCAATGCGGTGAATGATGCGGTGTCGAAATCCCCTGGATAAGTGAAACCGGCATGTTCCTCGACAATATGTTGAATAATATCCGCCGCGCTCTCGAGATATGTGCCGCCAACTTTGGAACCTTTCACATCGGCCGTGATGATGCCGGTGGGTGCCGCAACCAGGGTGAAACGCCCATTGGTCAAATCAACCGTGTAATCGGTGGTTAAGGTCAACGCAACGCCGCCCTGGTAAACCGCCGTTATTGCCTCGATGTCGCCATCATGCACCTGGTAAACGTAATTTGTGGAATCCACCAACACCGGCTCGATGTTGTAAACCTCACCATAGCAATGAGGTTTTGGTTGGTTCGCAAGGTCGCTCGATCCCTCATTGCCACCGGTTCCGGCATATAGCGTTTCGGGATAATCGACCACAAAATCATTCTGATCGTCGCGCAAGATGATCCGAATATATAGATCATCGAACTCGATCGAATGCGCCTGGCCATCGAATATGGTGAAATAATATTGCAAGGCCGCGCCGGATTCACCAACGCGCACCTCAACCGAACGGCCATCCCAGGCATAACCCGCCCAATCATCGAGGCCACCATCGGCGTTGGTCATCACGATTTCGCCGAATCCAGGTTGAGAGAAACCACCAATCTTTCCCGAGGAAAACATCGATCTCGAGAATGAGATCGGTTCAACCAATCGAGGCTCGAACAATGTGTTCGCCGGTGATTCTGTTGGTGAGGTCACAAAACCCTCGCCGGAATAGTACAACGTCAACTCGGTTGAGGTTGCGACATTATAGGGTTTGACGATTAAGAGGTATTTTTTCTTTGCGTAGGGATTAGCGACTAATTCCGCGAGTGTTGTTGCAACCATTATGAACGCGCTCCCGCAAGGCCACCCGCCGCCATCATCCGCGACATTTGCCGGCGCAAGGTGATGATTTCGTTTTTCATATCATTCACCGCGCCAATGAGTTCGGATGCGTTGCCCTTGATTGGTGCGATCGTTCCATCGCGCCCAGGAATAAACATCTCCGGCCCACGCTCTCCAACCTTCACATTGTCGCCGGCGTGAACGTTTGCACCGTTCATCGCGGCCAAATATGGCCCCGCTTCGCTGTAAAGGCTTCTGAATCGATCGGCTCGATCTTGTGAATATGTGCCTTTATCGCGGCCCATTTGACCGGTGATGCCAAGAATCTTGTCGCTGAGTGCATCCGACAAATTGTTGACGAATGCATCCTTGGCGAGTTCCTTACCAACCGAGATTGCAACCGTTGACAAGTTGCCGGCGCCCAGAATACCGGCCGCAAACGATTCCGAGATTCCGGTGGTGATTGCGCTGATGAAACCAGAACCACCGGCAAGGTTGCCCATGATCGCGGTGCCAACACCAGGCAAAATGAATCCCGCCGCAAGGCCGGCAATGGTCATCAAATCACCGCTCATAATACCCTCGACCAATCCCTTGATCGCATCGGAAACGGCACCAATCACCGCTCCGATTGCATCAACAATGCCTTTCACAACATTGCCAATTGCATCGACAACGCCCTTGATTAGGTTGCCAATACCCTTGATGATGCCACCAAGTAAAAACCCAGGCGTGATTGACTCCATCAATCCGGCATCAATAGACATCCCGCCACCGCTCGGCATTTGCCCACCGTTTAGCGCATCAAAGAAACCGGTTCCGAACTTTGAAACCGTCGATGCCTTGATGACATATTCACCGGATGAAACCCGCGCCAAAACATCATCGGCTCGAGGCCCACCGGAACCAGGAACCAAACCACCATCCGCGAATGATAGGCTTGGGAAAATATCACCGAGGAAATTCAAACCGGTTGTGATGACCGCCTTGGCCGCAAGATCGGCAAGGCCGCGTTTGATGGCATCGGTGAACGTGCCGAAATCAAGTTTGCCGGTCATAAAGAAATCGGACAATGTTCCCTCGAGCGAGGTGAATGTGTTGCCCACGAAATCGCCCATGTTTGCGGCGTTGTCCGAGATCGATTGATAATAATCTTTCACGCCTTTGATCGCACCGGCTCCGAATGTCTTTTCGGTTTCCGCGCGATAATCGATCGTTTCCGATTTGATGTCGGAAAGAATGTTCTCATATTCCTGGCCACTGATAATGCCGGCCTGGAATGCTTTGTCGGCGATTTCCTGGCGGCTTGCCAAATCCGACAATGTTGTGTCCAGGCCAAGAGCCTCACGCGCCAGGCTGTTGAGTGCATCCTCCATGTCACCCATTGTGATGACACCGGCCTCAACCATCGTTTGCAACGCGGCCTTTTCATCCTTCAAATCGGTGATCGCCGTTTCAACTGGCAATATTCTCTTTTTCATCGCATCGAGAGCGGCCGAGAAATCACTTGCGGAAATTGTCGATCCATCGAGTGCGCCACCAACGCCCTCGACCGTTGGAATGAAATTCAACAACGTCATATCGTTGGAAACAACCTGCGTTTCCATGTTGCCGGTTTCGTTGTTGAACTCGGCGATCGCATCGGTGACGCTCAACAACTCAAGGCCGAGTGCATTCTCTGCCGCTTCCAGTAGCGCGGTGAATCTGATCTTGTCACCGAGTGACTCGATCGCGTCTTGCAATTCCTCATTAAATGCCGCAACCGCAATTCCGCCGGCCGCTGCCGCACCACCCAAAAGCAATAAATTGCCCCTGGTGGCTTTCATCACCGTTGAAATGATCGCAAGAGTGATTTGCGCCCTGGCAATAGATTTGGCGAACTTGATGACCGAGTTGGCCGTTGCGACAACTCGCTTGATGACATAGGCACCAAACACAACATCGAGCAACGTCAACAATGTGTCGGCATTGCTAAACACCAATTTGATTCCGGCGGTGAATAACATCAACGCCTTGGTCATCTTGTCCGAGATCAATTCGGCCAGTGCATCATTGCCATCGATGAACCTGGTCAATTCCTGAATCGATTCCGCCAATGCGCGGCCAAATCCGGCCTCACCAATCGTGAACATGAATCCATCGATGGTGTCCCGCAAATTGGTCATTGCACCGCCCAGGGTCGCCGCCTGACGCGCTGCACCGCCGGCAAACTGAACATCCGCAATTTCGGTCAATGCCTGGACGATCGAGGCCGAGTCATTGTTCACAACCTTTGTGATGTCACCCATTCTGAGGGTGATTTGATCGCCCTCTTTCGATGCCTTGATGCCGAACTCTTTTAATCGTTCGAACTCGCCCATCGATGCATCCGCCACCGCTTCGGCGAATTGCATGATGGATTTCGATGTGCCGCCGGCGATGTCGGCGAATGACATGAGTTGAGATTCGGTTGGTCGGATGCCCTGCGAAACCAAGAGGTTGAACGAACCAACAACCTCTTGCAATGAGAATGGCGTTTGTTTTGCAAAATCTTGCAAGATTCGAAACGCGCCATCCGCGCTTTCGACTGATCCGGTAAAGGTTACGAGCGAGGCTTTAAGGCTTTGGAACTCTTTGTTGACGTTGACTAGATCACGAACAAAGGCTCCGGCGAAAACCGCTCCTAATGCACCCGCAACTTTCGCAACATTTAGAAACGCCGTTTCCACCCTTCCCAGGTTGGATTGTAGCGTTCTAAATGCTCGAGCGGTTTCATCTCTTGCGGTTAAGCGGGTTTCGAGCCTGTTGGTTGCCATTCTTTTTCATCGCCTGTCGTTGCCGGTCGGATTGAATTTGAATGTAAACCGACCATTCCATAAACTCATCAACTGACATTTCGGTTTCGATTTGCTCAACCGTCTTGCCTAGTTTCTCGGCGAGGAAAAATTTGAACTGTCGTTCCTCGCTCTCCCTTAGTTTTTTTCCAAATCCTCAACCGCCGATCCCATGATTTGATTGGCGATTCTGGCGAGAACCGTTGCATCAACCTGGTTGCGTAGGTCTTTTTTATCACTGATTTGGAAAATCTTGTTTCCCTCGGCATCGAGTGCCTTGAGAACAAGAACCTCGGCAAGTGCATCGGCCTCGGATTGATTCTTAACCGCGAACTGCAACTTGCCTTGGTCTTGTAAGGTAAAAGGTCGAGCGTAAAACACGAAAGGATGACCATCTTCATCCGCCCATTCCGGAACGACAATTTCCTTGATGGGTTGATTTTGATAATGATTCTTTGCGCGTTCGATAACGCTCAAACCAGGGGATTTTGAATTAGCCGCCATTATTCAAATTCCTTATGCTGAAACAGTTGATTCAGTCAACGCGCCGGTTCCTTGGAAAGAAATCGATGCCTCAACCATACCGTCAAACGATGCCGAAATTGTGCGGCCGGTGATTAAAACCGTTCCACTCAACTTGTGATCGCCGGCAGTGTTACCTTCGAACTGAACGTTCAATGTCACCTCTGAACCCACTGTCAACGCGCCTTGGCCGGCGGTGTCGGTATCGTCAAAGAAAACATCGGCCGAACCACTGAATGATTTCAAAGATGTTTTGTAGGTGCGCGATGTGTCACCCATTGCTGTATCTTCTAGGGTGTCCATTGTCTCATCGATTGAGTATGAACGAACCTCGGCAACCTGGTCAGTTCCGACCAAGATCACCCCATCGCTTCCGGTAAATGTCGCCATTTTTTAATCCTCACTTTCAAGGGTTTCAGTTTTGGCAACCTTTTTGGTTGCCTTTGGTTTGGATGATCGGGGTGAGTCCGTCCATCCTTTGGCCTCGAATGATGCCAAATCTTGTGCGTTTATCGTGATCGGCATTCCGCCGGTCGGTGGATAAACTTGGATTCGTTTCGCCATGTTTTCAGTCTCCTATTTAATAGACCGTTTCGGCATCGGTTTCTTGTGTAGAATACACGATTTCGAAAATAAATCGACCCACAACAACCGGCCGTTCGCCCTCTCCGGCAAAATCGGCCTCGAA